GTTAACACCATACAGGCTCGGGCACCGTCAGTCTTTGGAACCTTATTGTTATTTGACACGTAGCGTATATCTAAACCAGTGTTGTGGCTTTGATACCACCGAACCACTTTACCTAGGTATATACCTTCCTGCTGGCCACCGCCGGTTACGTTACGCGCGGAGATAAAATCTTGAAACGGCGCGTTACGTATCGTGTCATTAAACTGAACACCGTTAGCCAACCAGTTGCATACTGCTTCTGCGGCTACTTGCGCTGTTGGGTTCTTCTTTAACGACAACGGCGCGTAAATACCTTTAACTTTAACACTACGGTCTGGCTTAACTGCTATGTAATTATTTACGTCTTTCATGGCTAGCGCCCGATATGGCGTAAATTCGAACGCGAAACAGCTTATGTCACTAAACCTAGACACAACCCTATCTACCTCATCCTGGAGCGCCTTCGGGTAGCGAATCGCTATGCCGTCGGTATTAGCAGACAAAGTCTCGGCACCTGCTAACTCTAACCACTCTATTAACATCAACAACGTGAACTGCCCCGTCAAAGTCACCGCCAGCATTAAGTCCGGCGAGTACAAAACAGAGTACTTACTCGCTAACTTACCGAAGGTACCATTCAAACTAATCTTGAGCGTCTCGTTGGTAACCTTGTCACCGTTACGCTTCGCTTCTAACCGACGCTCATAGATCTTTCTGTACTCGTCTACGAACTGCCGACCCAGCGAGGCCGGTACAAAACCGCATTCCAAGATGATACTCGGGTAAAATGAGGCCGCGTCAATGTCGCAAATTACGTCATCACCAGCCACGTGGCACACCTGCTTGTCGTGAACGCTGTGTATGCCGCCCACTCCCAGCTGATAGACCCCATAACCAAACTGAATCGTAACTCCCCCCAAAAACTCCGGCAGTATGACATGGCCGGTGCTCTGGTTCATGTCAAACACGTGGGTAGACACTTTCTCCAACAACCCTTGCAACTCCGCATTCTGAAACTTCAAAAACTCCGGCGGCGTATACTTCACCGTCTTCGGCACTTCATTGTCTTTACGCTTGAGTTGCATTGACTTGATATAAGCCTGCTCAGCCATCTGAGAATCAGACTTGCTACGCATGTCTACGCCATATTGACGGGACATCTGGACACGCAGCATAACTTCGCTCTCGAGCTGATTTAACAGTTCGTGCGTCGTGTCTAAGTCGTTATGGCAATACTCTAATACTTCAGGCTCTTGCTCGATGGTTATGATTGCGTCATGCGCGATAGGCATGTCTTGCAGCTTCGGCATGTGCATACGAGCGCCATAAGCCTTCAAACCGACGAACGATGGAGCAACTTCAATCAAGTCAATACTGTCAAAACCAACTTCCCGCAGGGCATACTTACGATACGCATTCCAGGGAGCTACTCGGTTCACGATTACGTCATTGGCAATGTATTTAATCTCCATCTCATTACGCCCCATACACCAAGCAGCTACAACTATGTCATCGAACGACTTGTTGTTAAACCCAATAAAAGTAGCGTCAGGTTGCTGAAGAAACTTAAGCAGCTTAGTAGGCGAATCTTCCTCATGCCGCCATAAATCAAACATATCGCCAGACTCTATATCTTTGAAACACACCAGGGTGCGGTTCGGTAGAGTCTCGCAGTCGAATACGAAAGTAGCCATGTTAGTCTTGATCTACGTAACCGTAAGATGCATCAGAACCGTCATCACGCGTCAACTCAGACACCATTAACTCACGCTTCTTCTGGAGATAATGTATAGCTTTGTCGATATCTTCGAGTGCTTTCTTTTCGTCACCCTTACGACCGAGCCGCCAGAGGTACTTAGTAGCTGCGCCGAGCAAGTAATCCCAATTAAGCGCAATAACGACGTCCCAATGGTCAGGAATATTTGAGTTTTTGTAATGGTCGCCTCCTACTTGAATGTTGTTAGCTTTCATTTCACAGACTCCTTAATTAGATCAAATAATTGTTTCTCACGACCGATGAGCATCATCTCTTCTGCGTAAGATATGTACCTGTCAAACACACCACGCATGCGTTTGTTACCGAGGGATATCTCACGAGAGCAGAACAAAGCACCTTGCGCTATGTCCGCCAGCTTTAGAGTTCGCCGGTCAATCTCATCTAACTGGGGCATGGCTAAACCGGCAGAACGTAATAGCTTTTCTTCTAAATCATTAACCTGATCATGAATGCCGTACTTACGCTTCGCCGGGGAAGGTATGTCCCCCGTCTGGTGCTCTGCTAAATCATGAAACAACGCTGAGATGAGTAGACCTTTACTTGGGTTTAAATCAATCATCATAGCCATGAGCGCCACTCCCGCAGAATGATGACCGACGGTCTCAGTAACCAACGTAGTTACGGTATGATACCGTTTTACTTCCATTCCAGCGATGATAAATTCTAAAGTGTCTTTCATAAGTTCCTCAGTTAGTAGTTATGTAAAAAATTATAGCCCGAAACGCAAGTCGTCAGATTGTTATTTCCAATCGACAACCTGAAACCGATTGCTTATTCCTTTTCGGCTCTTGCTACGTCGCGTCTGTCAATCCACTCAAACGCGGCTCTACGCCAGTCCTCTGCTCGAATCTTTGCTGCGTAACCACGCCCATCACCGGCATGTATCTTACGTATGCGGCTCACCATAGCTAACGGCTGGGCGACATACGTAAAGAACGGATTTTTATATTTTGCGCTCTGGTTGAACGGGTCATTGCAGAAAGCCTCGCAATCCGCTAAAAACAACTTGTACTCGCCGTTCAACATCAGGGGCGCTGGTCTTACCTTACCAGAAGAATAATGATCATACGCGTCCGGATCCGGCGGCATCTCTACGTATTTCTTAGCGTTATACAACTCTGTGTACAGATGAAGATTATTGCTAACTTGTCGGTAAACTCCCGTACGCAGGCCAATAGCACAACCGACAAACTCTTGAAGGAAGCTAAAATGAACCACGTTAGCTCCGTAAGCACCCCACCATAAATCGTTAGAACGATTGAACACCGTCATGTTGAGCCGACCGCCACGGGTGTCAAACACCACTTGAGTGTTGCAGGCTTTGTCCTTAGTACGCTTGTTGAGATCTTTATGATCCCACATTTCAATTACAGCCTGACGACTTGTCGGGTCACGACGTAGGAGCTTAATCACATCGTCAAGCTGGTCATGACCGAAATGATGCCTCCAGCGATAACCGTAGGCCGCGTTAAACACCTTACCGTCGTCGCTGAACTGGCCGATCTTGCTATTAAAATTCTGCAAGAAAGCCACGTCACGTCGGCCAGCGAGCATCCAGATTGATTCCATTAGATGAAATATCGGGTTAGCATCGCGACCCTGATGAAACAACACGCGCTCAATCGGGCAGTTATAAATAGTAATGACCGGCTCAGGGAATACCAAGGCAGGACCGTTGCGGGTCTGCTCAGGCACCAACCCTGAAGTTTTTAACCGCCAGAATATGTCACTAAAAGCCTGATTGACATTACGAACTCTTATTTCCATGATCAGAACTCCGTCTCTGGTTTATACAATGTTTTCGGCACGCCTTCACCTAGGGCGGTACGGCAATACTTGCTAAACTCACACATGCAGTTCTGAACGTCGTGCAGCGTCATGTCATTTATCTCTAACTTATTTTCTATAGTTTTTCTAATTTTTATAAGTTCTCTGTTGAACTCACCTTGTGCCCACTTTGTAGACAGTTTACGGTTATGAAGATAATTTAAACCTTTTGAACTACCAGGACCAATCGGCGCGTAAGTGTACAAATCCTCTGCGTCATCTAAATGACCTTTAGCGTAGGTGAGGTCGGCGGCAACCTGCCCGGCCATAAACGTACTCAAACCAAAACATTTTGATAAAACATTGACAAAACCTTCAATTGATTTTATAGAATCATCAGGCCATAACTCAATTTCAACATCATCAGCTAAGTCAACTGCCGCGCTAATAATATGTTTTGCAAGCGCGGTTGACTTGTTTCCGCCTATGTCTTTTTTAGTCGGGTAAACCATATATGCGCCGGAGTAGATTTTTGTAGATTCTTTTTTGAAAGCCTCTATGGTTTTCGAAAAAGCCTGAGAATCAAAATTCTTTGGGGAGCAAGGTATTATGTCTTCGTAAATCAATTTTTCCAACGTAGGTGGCCAGTTCACAAGCCGT